TCAACAGTGAGCATTACAGGCCAGTATCAAACCCCGCGTTGAACGCAGACGCCTGCTCTTGCTGATCCTCCTGACGGCCCTCTGCCTCCAACTCAGGGTCGTATCCCAACTGCTCAAGGATCGTCGTGCGGCTGACGCCCAACTGAGAATCAATCAGCGCGGTACGCCTCAGCGCCTCTGGATCGCTTGGCAGGATCTCTGGCCAAACGATCTCTACTGTCTGCGACTCGTAGCCCATCAACGTCAACGACCTGTCGTACAAAGTTTTGATCCCATCTCCGTAGGTGCGCCGCTTGCTCTCAGTCTTTTGCAGGAGCGGTGCGTACAGGATGCGAAGGGCCAGCGACGACAACTGACCGGCGCTGTCCAACTTCCCAGTGGCCACTTCTGGAATGCGCGTTGTCTCGTGAAGGGCAGCGACCATCCTGCGGTACAGGTCAATCGAACTGGCAAGGTCGCTCTTCATCTCAAGGTTGTCAAGCATCGCATCTGGATGCTCAAGCCTGATCACTGCGCCGGGGTTGGCGTCCATGTTCAGCGCGTCGCCAATCATCTTGCCCCACGTCCGGGGATGGGCGTACAGGCGCACGATGCGGTTGATGTTGCTGACTACCCGGTTGATGCCGTCGCACAGGTCAAGCACGTCAGGCTCTAGGTCCGCAATGCCATACGCCTCATGCGGTGACGGGATGTTTTGGATGTGCCCAACCGGAGGGAACTCAAACGGCCAGACCTCTTCGCGGATTGTGCGCCAGTCCTCGTTGGTTGCCTCTTGCTCAAGGATCACCCAACCATTGCCGTCCTTCGTGATGAGGTGCCGCTTGGCCACGCTCTCTGTTCCGTTGTTTGGGATGAACGTGATGATGTAGCCGTTGACCATCTCGTAGTCACTCGGATCCCACTCAACTTCAACAGTGGAAGGGTCAAGGCACACCCAACGAACCTGATCGTTCTCGCTCACAAGCGTCCGGTAGTAGGCGGTCCCTCCAATGGCACCGCTCACTCCCAACTTCTGCCAGAACAGGTCATGGTTGTTGTACGTCCCAAGGTCGTCAATCACAGTCTGCATCTCTTCGCCAGAGTCAGCAGAAGCATTGACCATCACCTTCTGGCCAAACAGGTTTGCCACTCCAACGTCAACGATCAGCCGTGCGTAGTTGACCTTTACGTTGTCGTTGACCTCGCCCTTGCGGACCTTGAGGGTGTCGGGGCCACCATTGAAGTATGCGTTGTACGCACGCTTGATTCGCTGGTCGCGCTCAAAATCGTCCAACTCGCCAAGGTCTGCGTACTTCTCTGCTGGCCGGTAGTCAGGGAACAGCGGCATCACATACTCCAAATGTCGTTGCCGAACGACGCACCCATTCGCGGAGCAGGAGCAAACGCCATAAGAACAGCGTCAGCCCTGTCCGGGGACCGGCCCAGTCGCTTCTTGGTCTTGTCCTTCGCTTCCACTACACGCCTGCCAGAAGAGTCAAGCGAATACTTGGGCGCAACCAGATCAGCACCAAGCATCTCGTCAGTGTCAAGGTCAACTTGATGGATCTGCTCAGCGAACGCAAACCAAGCCTCGCTGCGCCGGTTGGGGTACAAGCGCGGCTCGTTGGCAGCAGAGCCACCATTGAAGCCGTCCACCGGAACACCCAACTCCTTGAGCCTGTCAGTCACGCCACCGCCCAATCCAACATCGTCAATCACAACTCTCATTCCCGGTGCATTGTATTCACGGGCGCAGTCAACAATGTTTCCAACTGTTTCCATGAGGCTGCGGGCAGTGTATGTCTTGTGGATTCTGACCCGGTTTCCCTGCCTGACAGCGATCACGGTTTCGTCTGACCCATAACGTGCGACATCGCACGAGATCACCACTGGACGATCTGCACTAACCTCCCGCGCCTTTGCGTCCTCAATGGCTTGGAGTCCTATCACTTGATCTTCACTCTCGCTTGGAAAGTTGCCCAGTACCCGCACGTCATAGAGCGGACTGCCTTCCCCCCACTGCTGTTTGCGCTGCTCCACCCAATCTGGTGAGACAAGCGCCTTGCGTGCCGCATCAGGGACTTCCTCGCCTGTGACGTTCGGGGTGTCCCACGCTGAGATGTGGATTGTGTTGTAAAGGTGCGACTCGGAATGGAACGCCCGGTAGAAGGTGCCACTCGTCTGCGTTGGGTTTCCGATTAGGAGCACTCGCGCATTGGGCGAAGTCAGAAAGCCCTCAGCCGCCTCGTAGATGTCCTCGTGAACACCAGACGCCTCATCAACCACAAGCAGCAGGTTCTCAGCGTGGTGGCCCTGAAACCGCTCTGGCCTGTCGGTACTCAACCCCACTGCAAACCACGACCGGGAGATGGTCAAGCGCGTTGCGTCACACGGCGGGAACAATCCCTCTGGTGCTTTGCCCACTGCTGCGTTGATCTCTGACCACAGAAGGTCGCGCACCTGTGAGAACGTCGGCGCAGTTGTAACGACGCGGCTCTCGGGGAACGCGGTCAGATACCACGCCACCACTCGCGCAGCAACCGCCGTCTTGCCTGAGCCGTGACAGGAGCGAACCGCCGTGCGCGGGTTGTCCCTGACTGACTCAATGATGTCCCTCTGCTTGCTCCACGGATAAAAGCCAAGGACGTTCTCGCAGAAGGTGACGGGATCCGCTTGGATCGCCGTGCCAACTCTCTCAGCAAGCGTAATCAGTGTTCGTCCACTTCTCCAATGTCACGGGTGATCATCAACTCTGCGTACCTGAGCATTCCGATCTGGTCCCACGTTGCTGGACCGCCGTTGCCCAGACCATCGGCAGAGATGAAATGCATCTGCCGTTCGCTCATGTCGTGAGTGCCCGCTACCTCAGCGATCAGCATGTAGCGCGTGACAAAGCCATCAACTTCGTTCTGGATTGCGGACAGCAGGTCGCTCATACGATTGACGCCAGCGCGAAGAACAGCCCCATAAACAGCCCGATTACAAAGCCCAACACGAACACCGGGATGTGCTCATTCTTCATCTTCATCTCCCTTGACGCGCATCAGGTCAGCCAGCCCGGTCAGCGTGATTGGTCCGCCGTCGGGACCGCTCATCTCCACCTTCTCGCGCCTGCCCCACTTGCCGGGATGCGACCGCTCAAGGAACCACGCAGCGGCCTGCCACGTTCCTCCCTGTGCGGCCTGCTGAATGAGATGCACGTTCCTCACCTCAGCCTCAGCCCGTGCTTTTTCTACTGCGTCCAACAACTCCAACTGCTTGGCTTCTAGGTCGGATGCAATGCCGCCTTTTGCAACCTTTTGCCTGACTTCTCGCCCATCTGCCAGCCACTTGTAGAGAATGCTCTTGGAGATGCCAGCGTAAGCGGCAGCAGTCTCCATGTAGTTGCCAGCACGCAAGGCTTCCACCACGCGGGCAATCTTGTCCTCGTCCAACTTGTGCGGGCGGGCCATTACTTCTTCCTGCCGCCCTTGCCGTATCCGTTCTTCTTACCCATTAGTCCGTTGAGTCCTCAGTTGAGTAGGTAACGATCACCGTTCCGGTTCCTGCGTCCGTCCTTGCCCACCACTGATGCGATGGCGTGAAATCGTTTTCATGCTGCTGGTGAATGGCAAGCGTTGTTGCGTGCTTGACGACAATGCCGGTTGTGCTGCTGAGCGTCGGCCCGCCAACGTGGACGTTACCGCCTGTCTCGTTGGTGAACCAGACAACGCGCCTGCCGCGCTTCTCGTCAAGCACTTTGACCGGAGTTGTTGTCAATGAAGCAGTTGTGCTGACAATGGGCATAGAAAAGCCTCCCCCTCGTTTATGAAGGGGAGGCTATCAAACGTCAAGCGTACTTGCTCTCAAACGCCTGCTCTGCCTTCATCTCAGCGACGATCTTGGTCTGCTGCTCGTACCACTGCTCAAGCGCCTTGTCGAAGGCCAGAGAGCGGGCGGCTGACTCAGTGACCGGGTACTGCATCGTGGCTGAGGTGCCATCTGCGTAGTCAGACTGCCACTTCTTCCAAACCTTCATGTAGCCAGCGATGTAGCAGTCTGCGTAGTCAAGAACGTCCATTGTCTCTCTCCTAGAGGATCGGGGAAAGGAGGGTGATGATCTGCGGGATGTTCCGGCTGATCCACATAATGAGGTCAACTGCGTTCATCTCTGTCTCCCTTCCCGTTTGCTTACAATCAGTATCTAAGCAGACGCTCTACTGATTGTCAAGCACATACGAGAGAAACTTGTCCCGGTCAAATCTTTCATGCGTGGCTGCTAACTGAGCGGCAAAGGCAAGAGCCAAACGCCTGCGCCCAGTGTTCGACAAGTCAGCGTCACGGATCACAGACGCAATCAAGATAAAGTCACGTCTGGTCACTGATTGCCCCCGACACAAAGTTGATGATTTTGGCGCTGTCGGTCGGGCCGGTGCCGTTGTCGCGCAACCACGACACAAACTGCTGCCATGCCGTCTGCTGTGTCTCGTCGTCAAAGAAGAT